AGACCTTACTTGTAATTAAGTATAAGTTACGCCACCAGAATAATCAGGGTTCATTGGTGGCCCATATGAAGGCGCTGAGTATCCTGCGTTGCTACCATAGGCAGTAATAGGCGCACCAAACTGCTGCGGAAAGCGAGCATTTAAATAATTTTGACCTTGCTGATAATTTAAATACGTTCCAAGACCTTGCGACAACGCGTTAGCGCCGCCAACGTATCCAGACGCTCGCGCCTGCGCGGCTGCACCTAACGCTTGACCTACGTTGCTCGCCATCGTTTGCCCCGCCTGACCTAGCTGGTTCGTTGCCGTCTGGCCTATGCCTGCCAAGGACTGTAAGGGATTCAAACGCGCATTACGCTCGGCTTGGTAACGATTAAACGCGTTCATGTACTCTTGCGAAGCCAAATCTTGACCGTAACGCTGCGCTCCTTTGAGCATACCGCCTGACAACAAGCCCCCACGCGCTGCTGCCGAGCGCTCTAAGGCTTTCATACCCTCGCTCATACGAAAAGCGTAGCCTGGGTCTTGCTGAAACTGATCCATGCCAAACGGCGTATATTCAGTCGCCAACGGCGTGAGTTTGTTAAGCGCCGTAATGCCCGCTTGACGCCAAGGCTCTTGCAGTTCAACTTGGCGCTCAAACTGCTGCTGTTGCAAGTCCGCAGCGCGGTTAGCTGCGGCAGTTTGTGTTTTAGCAGCGCTTTTAGCGGCTTGCGATCCTATTGCGGCACTTGTTACAACCGCGCCTGCTACCCAAAATGTCATGTCAGCACCTCTTGTACATTATGTCGAATAAGATTACCCGGTGCGTACATACTTGCCGGTTCTGATTCTACAAGTTCAGCCTCTGCATCATCAACAGTTGTCGCTTTTACTGCATGAAAAGTCATGCACAAAGTATCCGTCAACGCTAGCACCGCACGCTTAGTGCCAGGTTTACTCTCAAACAAATGTGGGCCTGATATTTCTTGGACATTTCCGTCGCCATCTGTAATTGCAACCGTACCATAAACAATTAAATAAAAGTGTTCTTTTTTATGGACAGCGCCTACAACTAAAACACCGGCATGACGAAATACTTCACGGCAGTACATTCCTCCGTGAAAATAATGTTTTGTATCCGGTTGGTATTGAGGCAATTTAAGAAGTTCGGCTTGCAACGCGCCTACTTTTTGTTGCATCAATTCAGAATGTACACTTAAATTACTCACGTTATCTCGCGCCCACTCATGCGTAAGTTAACGCCGGTATTGTTGCTAGCCGCAGCAACCACATAGTCGCCCGTGCTAAGTATCTGCCCCACTACTTCAGGCCAAGTGTATGTTTCGCCAGCACCTAATGTCTGTGTGCCTATGTAGTAAGCGTTTCCCACAGAATTACCAGATGCCACAATATTAATCGTAATTTGACGAGCCACAACATCATAGTTAGCTGTTGTCAATTTGTCGATGATCGTTGTCACGTACGCAGGCGCGGTGTACACCGTAGTGTTTGTACTAGGAATTACTTGACCTTCAGCCAAAACTTTTGCAGTTACAGTCATTTTTACACCTTAGGTTTTGGTTGCGATCCAAGAAACTATAATTGCGTGGCTTGCAAGCACTTGACCGTTGTTAGGGTTTCCTGAGTCTACGATGCGAGTGTAAAACGAAAATGTTGTCGGTCCAACATTGTACAAACCGACCATAAGACTTTTAGAGGTGTCAGCGGCAGTGACACAAACTGCACTCGGTGTAGTGCCGAGGTTATGCGTAATCGTCCCCACACCACCAGCATCCGTCGTAACCGTCTCAATGTTCGATGTGGTCTTTCTACTATCGCCAAGGTTTTCTGAGATAAAGATGTTTGATGCAGTGCTATTGTTAAGCAAAGCACCTGTAACGTTACCCGTTAGGTCATTACCAGATATGACAAGGTAATCTGCACCTGCGCCAATCCAAACACCATATCTTTGAAAGTTTGATGTAAGTGTCCCAACTCTTCCCAAAGGCCCACCAGAAAAACAATTCTCAATCGTGACATGGGTAACGCCTGCGCCGATAGCAATACCATCATATGACGCAGATCCATCAATTGAGTTCATGCCAATTTGACAGCCGCTAATGGTGTAGTTCTTGCCGTTCTCAAGCAGGATGCCCCGCTGATCGTTATTGATAAATCTTGACCCGCTAACAAGCACACCATCTGTATTAGCTGCACAGCGAAGACCACTAAGACCATTCGTCGCAGCCCAACAGTTAACAAGGTTCACATCGGTTGTCTTACCACCGTTGTCAATCAACGCGATGCCATGCCCAACTGAAGTATCTGCCGTGATACCTTCTGCAAAAACAGCAGTAACATATTGGCCTGTAACTGGATAAGTTGCCAAAGCTGAGTTATTTGACGAAATAATATCTACGGTGTTGATGTAAACGCCGCTTGCGTAAGTTAGCAAAATGCCGTCGTAGCAACTCGCTACGATGCCATCAAGAATCCATACACCCTGCGCTAACGCCCCAGCGCCGACCTCAATACCAGACAAAGCGCAAGTGCTAATCTCAAAGTTAGAGATGGTGCATAAGTAGGACGACGCGCCGCCTTCGACAATGATGCCGTTTCGCGTGTTTCCGTAAAGCAAAAACTGATCGACAACGACGTTATGACAGTTTTTGATGCGAATACCGGCGGTTGATCCTGTTTGCGCGGCAGACGGTATGATGCCTAAATTATTAACCCCGCCCTGTGAGCAGCCGTTGAATAGAATAAAATCATCCGCCATAGCCGCAGGCGCGATGACGCTTGACTGCCTGCCTTCGCCAGTTAGAAAAACAGAATTAGCGGTGATAGACAGTTTAGTTGAAATTTTATACGTGCCGGTAGGGAAGTTAACCGCGCCCCCACCTATTGAAGATACGTAATTAATCGCTTGCTGGATAGCGGTTGTATCATTAGCAACGCCGTTACCTACCGCACCAAAATCTTTAACTGATACAACTTGACGAAGTTTGGCTTGAACTGTCGTTGTAACCGCTCCCGTACCGGATGGTGTGTAACCAATCAACGACGACCCAGACGCAGCAGACAGCGAAGTTTGTAACGCCTCAACTAAACCTTGTGTAGTGGCTATGTTATCAACAGTCCAAAGCGTAACGTCGTTGCTGTCTTTTAAAATAAACTTATATTGCTGCGTCCCTAGCCAAACGTTGGCTTCGCCGCGCACACTTAGAATGATGGGGTTTGTGTTAGACGTCGTACCCGTCGAATCAGTGTAAGTAGCTAAGGGCGTTGTTGTTCCGGCTGCGTACGTGTAAAGTTTGCCGCCAACAAGCAAAGAACCATCCGAAGCAAAAAACTGAAGTTTTGGGCTAGGGGATAAATAAGTTGTCATGTTATTCCTTACAGTGCGGCGATAACAAAAGCCAGTAATTCGCTGTAGCGCACACCTAAACGTGTTTGAGATGATCCGTCGGATGTTACCCATGTGTCGCTGCAAAATAAACCATATTTTGACGCATCTAAACCCTCGGCGGCAAATGCTTCTTGAACATCTTGAGCAATAACACCAAAATGAATCCGAGCGTCTTCACCTTTTGACGCTACAGCGTCAGTCCACTTAAACGCTTTGATAAGTTTTTTGACGCTGTGCGCGACACGCTGTTCAGCGTCGGACAAAGATCTTATCTGCTGTTTTTGTGCGCCATCTGATGTGTTTATTGTACCTGTGGTTGCGTAAACTACTGTATACCTATACGTGCCAGTGCCTAAAGACCGCGTGTTATCGACCGTCGGACGGAACGTTGTAGCGTCCCCTAGAAAAACAGATGTTCCTGGCGACGTTGCGCCGGTAGCTAAGACAACGCCGTTAGTGCCGCCAATCGTTGCGTAGGAACTGGCCTCAACAAAATAAGCATTAGGTGTAGCGTACTTTGCGCCATTAAATTGGTTGTTGCTGTTTGTAAACGTCTTAGCACCAGAAATTGTCTGAGTGCCGTTTTTTGTTACAACATTATCGCCAAAAGGTATGACCGGAGGCCCAACGTCAACAGGATTATTAGACACCAATACATTAACATTGTGTGTAGGTGGCCCCGATTGAAGGTCATCTAACGTTGTTGCGTTGTTGCCTTGGCCTACTAAAGTAAATAGATTTAAGAAAAATCGATACCACTCACGCGAAATTAATCCAGTTCGCTCGTCAATAAAACTAACGCGTGGAGCGGGTATGTTAGTGACATTAGGCATTGGTCGGCGACATAAGAAGTTCCGCACCCATAATTGCTGTTTTTACTGGGTCGGTCATCGACAACTCATACACGCGATCACGCAACTTCATTGTCATGCCTAAGCGACGAAACCATACGCGGTAGTAATACTCGCCTATCTTCCCTACCGACGTAGTACGGTAGTTAGACCATGTGTGGCCCCCATCATCAGACCAGCGAAGCATAATTTGCGGGTTAGCGCCGACTGTAACGGTGCTAAACTGTTCCGTAATTAGATAATCATCTGATTCAGTTATTAGATAATCGCCGCTTTCCGTAATTAAGTATTGCGTTTCCTCAACAAAACGACCGTTTAGACCTACACCTGACTCCATGTCAATTTGCATGGCGTGCTGCGCGGTACGTTTAAGGTTATTTTGACCCGTTGGCAACGCTCGCCACGAACGTAACCATTTTTGTGTCTGCCCATTATCGGCATAAGTGTCAAGATCAAACGCGTAAATGTTGCCGTTTTCGTAGTCGCCTACAATAATTTTATTGTTAAACGCCATTTGGCAATTGCTACGGTGACGCGTAAACGATCCATTGTCCCAGCCAGCTCGCTCGTGCCATGCGCCAGTCGCTACGTCATAGACCCATGTTGTGTTGGCGCTAGGGAAAATAAGCACGTAAAAACTGTGGCCGTCTTGCTGATAGGTATACGCAAGCGCGTCAGTTAAATTGCCATATTGCTGAATTTGCCATTCAACTGCGTGTGTGCTGATGCGTTGACCGGTATAGCCATTAGCGCGGTACACAATACCTTGACCTCTAGCATCAGCGCCGAGCCAAAACAAACCGTTATCCATCTTAGCGATTGTGTACGCTGAAATGCAACCAATTTCGTTAAACGCACCTTGTATGCGCTGAAGGGGAAAATCTGGCGTACCTGCGTCGTACCAAACCTCTACCGTGCCCGTCCCATAAACCCAAACTTCGCGGTGGTCAACAATTAAGCCGACTACACCATCAGGAGAGCCTTCTGCACTGGCAAAATCAAGCGGATCAATACTTGTGCCATCAAGCAGTTGCGTAACCCAAATTCGTTGGCTATTTGGCTCATTAAAAACGAAGTAGCCGTCGATGTAGCCAACCGTCACCGCACCTGGAAAATCTGTGTCTGTGATCTGTTGAAACGTATTTGTTGAGTTGTTGTATATGTAGCTTGGGCCGTTGGCAGCTATAAACAGTTGAGTGCCGTTATCTGCAATACTAACTGGGCCTGTACCTGGAATAGCACCGAGTAGTGTCGCGGTATAGTCTGTGTCTATCTTATATAGTTCAGCGCCGGACACTACAAACGCGACAGTGTTGTCAGAAGAAAAAGTCCATAGCCCTCTAATAGGCCCGCTACCAATTGTCGCTAAGTTTAAAAGTCCTGGGCAGCGCTGAAGAAAAGCAGGTTCTTTACCACCTTCAGGCACAACTTCTGGAAATAAATTGACCATCCTCGCATCGGCTGCGTTGACGGAACGGGCAACGTAAGTCGAGCCAAGAATCGGCGTTTTCATTAGAAGTTATTGGCGTAGATGTTATAGCGTTGACGCGTTGCAACAATCGGGTAAGGTATCGCCATAAGATCGCCAGGAAAGTTGATACGCTTGATGTTGCGCTTGCTTGACATGGCAATACGCTGCACTTGCGGCGACGGTTCGACACCAAACTCAGGTGCTAATTCGCAGGCTAAGTTGTAGCGAAACGCACGCAAGTAGCCTGGCGGAAAATACATGTCTGTAGCAACACTTGATACTTCCGTTAGTGTTTCTACAGAAATAATGTGCCACTCTAACGCTTTGATGGGCACAGGATACACAGTAATTTCCATGTCAGGAAACGTATTGTTAATCCACATAACTTGCGGATATGTAGACGTCACGGTTTTAAATGCAATACCGTCATACTGTTGTTGATTAATAATTTTGATGCCAAACGACAACCCTGACGACGGATCTTTAAAATAAGTGGCGTCGTCGACTTCTATGGGGCGATTACCTACAAAATCACCTGTAGGACCAATCGTGCGCGACATAGTGTAAGCAGGCCAAGTGAACACTTGGTCTTGCGTACTAAAGACTGATAGTCGTTCAGTATCCCATGACTGAATCATTTGATTCATCGCCATGATGGAATCTTGCATGACCGCAACTGAAGGTTCCTCACCTTCAGCTAGCACACCAAGAAGTCGAAGTGACCCATTAATAAGTTCAGCGGCAGTTGTCATAACTCAACCTCCTGAGTTCTACGGCTGCGACGACGAGGTTGAAGCTCATTAACTGGCTCCATCTCATCTTCTACATCATTAGGATCATACACTTCCCAGCCGTTTTCTCTATCGCTCTCGGCTTCTTTATCAGATATAGCAACTTTAGCGCCGTGTGTGGCGTGACGAAGATAGATGACGGCCATAGTTTATATGGGGGTGATTAGCCCCCGCGCCTTACACGCAATGAATAAGAGCAAAGTTAACAACAACTGCTTCAGACAGCGAACCACCCGAAATGTTGCGTACGGTAATCGACGCAGAACCTGCGCTTAAGCCCGAAACCCAACAGTTGTAAGCGCCCGCAGTGGCACCACCGCTTACATTCAAGATCAAAATGTCGTTTGCAGAAATAAACGAGTTGTTCAACGTAAATGTTACGTTGGTGACGCTCGCTAAAGCCGCATTGTTCATCGTGATCTGACCGGCTGACTTATTAAGCGTAACAGCCGTAGACTTGCTGGTCGCCTGAGTCACAGTACCTTGAGCGTCTGCTGTGTAACCAAACTGTTCACCGGACAACACATATTGTGAGCCAATAATGTCTTGGTCTGTAAAAGCAACGCCAATAGGTTTAGTGTTTGACATAGCTGATCCTTTTAAGAATAGGGGGCAAGCCCCCTATCGATTACGCAATACGATAAGCCGTCCAAGTGCCAACGCCGGTTTTGCGAGCCAGCCACTGCGAAGACGTGTTAGCCGACACAGCAGCGGTGCCAACAATTGTCCAGCCCGTACCTGCGGTTACGGTTACAGCGTCTGCTCCGTCAATGTTGACAACTGCAAACGTGAATGCTGCGTTAACTTTAGCTGCCGAAGAAATTTCATCTTCGAGCAACGCAACCGTGGGTAGCGTCATTGCGCCAGCCGTACCATCAAACGTAAACAAACCGTTTGCTAGTTGAGCGGCGGTAACCGTAGCTGCGCCGGTTAGCGCAGTAGGGGCACCTTGAACAAACAACAAAGCCTCGCCGGTATTACCGTCGTTGTACTGATAGCCACCAGCACCATTAGGAATTGCCATGATAGATCCTTTCAAAAAATAATTGGGTAAGGGGGCCGAAGCCCCCTAGATTGATTAACCCCAGAGACGAACGCCCATTTGCGGACGGATCACGCTGTAGCCGTACAGTACGTCAATACGGCAGGGCATACGGTCATTGTTGATGTCGTACTGACGAACAATACGCATCGAAATACCGTTATGAACCTGACGCGACGCCATGTCAACACCTTGCGGCATCATCAAGTCGGCAGTGGCAAAAGTGATAGCGTCTTTGTGGTAGACGAGGTTTTGTGGGTACTGGCTAGACGCTGCACCGACAAATACAACAGCTTTGCTAGCAGCAGGAAGGCTGGCAACAGTAGCTAGAGCATTACCGGAAGAATAGATCGGAGCAACAGTGATGTTACCTGCGCCAGAGCCATTCAGCGTGACGTCAACAGTCGCAACAAACTGGAAGAGCGAACCAGTAGACTCACGGGTTTGTGGGTTAACAGCATAGCAGTCAGCCACGGTAAACACATCGCCAGCTTTAACGGTTGCGCTAGCGCCAGCGCCTGTGATGGCGATGGTGGTTGCGCCTTCGCTTGTTACAGCAGCCGACGTTGTACCGCCAGTAGCCGTACGCGAGCCAGTCGTGAACTGCTTGATTGACTGAGACATGTTGATCTCATCAAACCCAAGCACACCCATACCCATCATGCCGTTCTTAAATTGGCGACTGATGGTGTCTGTGGGGTTGAAAAGACCTTTCATACCTTCAACCAAACCAGCGTTAGCAGCGGGGTTGACTGTAGCGTAACGGGGAGACATAACCGCAGCGTTTTCGTTAAGTTTCTGCTGTGCTTGCAACAGAACTAACGACGTGGCAGGTGTTGTTCCTGGCGTACCAACGGTGTTACCAATGTACTGATACGAGTTGGCAACGTCAGCGTCGATGCTAGCAGCAAGCTGGCTGATACGAGGTTTAAGCACGCGCTCTGCAAAGTCGTCCAACTGCAAAGTCAATTCAGCAGACGTGAAGTTAACGCCAATGTGCTTTTGCGTAGCAACCGTCAACGTGGTGTACTGCTCATTATCACTTTGAACTTGCAGTGCAGCACCGTCAGTGACAAGCGCACGGTCCGGGAGGCGAATACGAAGGGTTGAACCAATCTTAGCGCCCTCGACAGCAAAACTGTCGTCGTATTGGCGGTTTACGTTGCGGGTCAAGACAAGATTATTCTCAAGGATTTCAAGCGCCTTGCGAGTAATCATGTCAATGGTAAGTAGGCTATTTGCCATGACAATTCCTTTTCAAAAAGTTAGCGGACTCGGTTTTGAGCTTCCCATTTCTTAATCTGCCTTTGACGCTCGGCTTCAATCCACTCTGACGTTGACATTTCTTTAATTGAACGCGGGTCAGTTGTGTCTAAAACTCTTGCGTTGCCACCCCTAGGGGTAACAGGCTGAATCGGCGCTGGGGCGCTCGACGACTTTTTAACAGGAGGATTTTCACTTAATTTAGCTTCAATCTTCCCAATCTCTTTTGCCTGCAAAAAAGGCGACAACTTGGCAATACGATCAGCCTCTTTTGGGTTAGAACCAAGGTAATACGCCACCTCGGGACCAACATCAGACGCTTGAATCGTTTCGGCCATCACTGTTGTGATTGGAAGACGTGGGTTGTACGCGACTTGTTCAAAATCTTCGTACTTTGTACGTGCTTCTTCTTCGCGCTCGTGATAGACCTCAAGAACTTCTGCACGCTGTCTTTCTGCTTCACGTCGTGCAAGTAATTCTGCGGCTTTTCTTTCGGCTAAC